TCTCACGTCGTTTAACTAGCTCATTTAATTTAATCTTCTCACCTTCAGCGACAGGCTTAATGTCATCTTGTTTAAGTAGACGATCTAGCATGTCTTCAAGTGTGTAAGAGTCTTCATCAAAGTCTCCTGTCTGCTCTCCGAAGTTAAGGGAATTTTGCTCAATAAACTCCGCTAGTTTCTCTGGTGAACCTACTGGATTGTCCTTCTTAAAGACTTGCTCAAGCATTCTCTGATATGCTGAGGTGATCTTATTCTTTATATGCTCTAAGTCTAAAGAGTCTGAAGTATCCTCTAAAGCGTCCTGCATGGTGATCATTGTATTATTTCCTTAGTATACCATATTATACGTAAAAAGTCAATAGTCTTCTTTATTCTTTAGTTCTAATACCATTACCTTGGGTCTCATGTCTCTTTACCCATTTACTGTGTGCTGAAGTAAAGTCAGGATTAGAACCATCTAGGTGGATGTTTGAAGCTGAGGAGACTCCCTGAGAAGTCCCCTCGCCACAAACGTTACAAAGGCCCATGTCTTCCCGCTCAGACAAGAACCTAAATTCCTCTTGAGCATTGTTGCATTTTTTACATACATAGTTATACATGGGCATTTATAGTTCTCCTAGTTAGGCTGCTGGTACTGCGAATGCGATACCGGACGTGTCACGTAACTCACCAACACCGTAGATGGTGTCAGAAGTGAAGAGATCGCCTAAGTACTCTTGCTTGTACTGAGTCTGTGAACGAACACCCATTTGCTCGACAAGAGCTAGAGCATCTTTCTGCAACATCAATCCGATGCGTACAGATACAGAGTTAGTCGTGGTTACAGTTGGGCAGTTGCTTGAGATGTAAACATCCATTCCGTAGATGGAACCGATCTTACCTGTCTTGATTGCATTGCCATCACCGATGAACTGTTGCTCAGTGAAACGGTTAATTCCAAGCATGTCATTCATTGCGACAGGTGGAACAACCAAAGCACGATCACTCATAGGTACGTCAGCATTATCCAAAGCTAGGATCATACCACGGATACCAGCGTCCGTGATGTCAGAAGCGTTAGAAGTACCACCAACAAAGTCTGTAGTACCATCACCACCAATGACTGCTTTCTCCCACAATGATGTACCGGTGCCGCCAACTACGCCACCCTGTAAGCCCTCTGCAAGCGAGAATAGATCGTTGTCTACTTGAGTTGCCAAAGCGTACCCGGCATCATCAGTATAGAAACGACGCATAGATGCCAATCCCTGTACTTCAACCAAGTCTTCGATGACTACGGAGTATTCATAGTGCTTGTTGATGCTTACGTTAACGACTGAGTGTGTGTCACCCTGTAGAACGACTTGAGTGTTTGCAGCTTTTACGTTAGCTGATCCACGGACAGGAGCGGGGATGTGAATCGTATCGCCCTTCTTGCCATTGTGGTTGATTTTAGTAACCAAGTTACCTAGGACAAGATTGCTCTTGTATCCTGCAATAACTTCGTCTGACCACAATTCGGGAATGAAATTCGCCGCTGTTGTGATTGTTTGACCTGCTGTGCCTAAAGCCATAATTTAACTTCCTTTGTTTGTTTGGGTTATTTAACCCTGCCGTCTGCGTATGCAGAAAGTATTTCGTCTTGAAGTGACTCATACCTTGCAGGGTCTTGTGTGCGGAGTCTGATTAGATCAGCCCTACGGTATGTCTTCTTACCTGCTGTGGATTCTGAAGAAGTCCTTGATACACTCTTACCGTTCTTTAGTGCTTCAGTACGCTTGGTCTCTTTCCCTGCTTCAGCTACTGCTGTATTGGATAGTAGTGCACGTTCTTTCCAATTGCCTAGTAACTCATTAGCTGAGTTGAGATCATAGTTATGTGCGGACACGTAAAGTTGGGAGCGTATGGGACTTTCCTTTACCCACTCCTGAAACTTGGGGTCACCTATGACATCAAGATAATCAGGATGCGCTGCTTCAAGTTTCTGAGTTGTAGCATTAGCTGCTTGAACTACTTGCTGCTCTTTGAACTCACGGAACTGAGGATGGTTCTCGATGGCATTGTTAACCGCTTGATCTGGGTTATCAAAGAAATCTACTTCATCTTCCTGTGGCGCGTCTGTTCCGCTTTGATTAGTGGTAAGTTGTTGTTGTAGGATACCGTCCGTTAGTTTCCTCAACTCGCCTATTTCTTGGCCTTTGCGACCTAGTTCTTTCTCTAGGTTCTCGTATGAGGTAACAATGTCCCTAGTTGATTTACCATTAAATTTAGAGGGAAGCTCATATTCTTCCTCTACTATTTCAGCTTCAATGGGTTGTTCCTCTGGGGGAGCCTCATTAATGTCTGTGAACTCTTTGGCTTCTTCTGGGGTTTCTTGTACCGCTTCAACAACTACACTACTCATATGACTGTTCTCCGTCTGTAAAGATTAAGGAGTTAAAATTATGTTAGAGTCAGACCTCATGATCCAATTGTTCTAACGCGAACTTAGTTGTATCCTCTAGATTTATCATCATGTTAAGGATACCTACTGCCCCTTTATTCGTAAAGAGGGTCTTCTCGTCGTCTATGTTCCTTATGTTCTCAAGTGACTCAGCCATTACAGTTAATTCTTTTAACCATAATGTCCAAGATTCACTCATGAATAAGTCTAGACGTTTCTCTAATATTTCTCTATCGTTCATCGTTTGATAGGTTTATTCTGTTTTTTATTACTACCAAATACTTTAGATAATTGGTTCTGTACTGTCACAGAGAGGGCATCCCAAGATTTAGCATCTCTAGCAAAATCAGAAGCCGCAACTTCCATACGTACTTTAGTTCCTAAACTTCCCCATTTGATTTTTTCTGCCATTATATATCTCCTAGTTACCTTTAGTTGGTTTTGTCATCTTCCCTGCGCTTTCGCTCTAGCCGTAGTTAGGTTAAGGATAGTTTCAGACTGAAGATGCTCTACTTCAGGGATGTTACGCTGTGTCTCTGATTGAATGTTCTGTGCAGTGGCACGTAGGTTATCAATCTTAGCCATCTTCTCTGCGAACTCCATCTGTGTCTTGACCATCTCTTTCTCTGATTGACCATCCATCATGTCACTCTGTATCTTAGCTGACTTAGCCATATCGAGAGTAGCACCGGCCTTCATCTCTTCTATTTCAATCTGTAACTTCATTAGTTCTAGCTGCTGAACCATCTGCTTGAGCTTCTGCTCTTCAGGATTAGGCTGGTTCATCTGCATGATTGCTTGTTTCATCTCATCACGGTTAGACATAGAACTATTCTCAAAGATACCTAAGAGCATAAGGTTAAATGCTGGAGTGCCTTGTTGTGTCATAGACAATAACTGTATCATCTGTGTCATCTCTAGCTCTTTAGCCATAATGCCCATGCTTGAGTACGATACGAACCTGTAGTCACCCGTTGGGTACCGTTGTGGGTCAAACTGAATGTATCTCCAAGCACACTTCTTGATCATAGGCATCAGGAAGTTCTCAGAGAAGTTCATTATGGTACGCTTCTGACGCTTAATACTAGCCGCCATCATCATACTCATACCTGAAGCTGTACCATTACGTGGATTAGCTGCGGATGAAGTCTGAGAGTCAATTGCCCCAGTACCCATCTGTACCATACGCTCTAGCTCTGATGCTTCAGTGAATGAACTGTTTGCTAAGGACCCAAAGTTAAGGGGCATTAGTACAGACTTAGGATCACCGTTAGTTAGGATAGTCTTACCGGCTTTAACTTCAAACTTAACGCCCCTAGGAAGCCTCGTAGCGTCCACTCCCATCATTGGGTGGGTAGTAAGTGCCAAAGTATCAATCCGCGCACGTAGCTCGGCATCTAGGGCCTTCTGTGGGTTATAACCTTTCTCGGCTATCCCTCTACCCCAGAACTTATTAGGTACTCGGTCTAATTGGAAGGCTACGAATGGACGATCACCCATCAAATAGGGATTCTCTACTGCGCGTAGGACCACAGAGTCATTGGCTATGATAACCACGGCCTCAACTAGTTCATCATCATCATAATCGAACACATCACCAGCACTTGTCTTACCGGATAGGAACTTCTTAGGTACTCTTCCCCAATATTCAGTGATTTTTACTCTATCATCGTCAGTAGATACACTGTCATTCTCTATGTCAAAGCCAAAGTCCGCTTTATCGTAGGACCCAAGTGGTTTATCGTCGTAGATACCGTCTTTGATACCCTCAATAATCTCATACTTAGGCTTAATTACGATCTGTGCAACACCTAGGGCCTCATCTATGCTAGTTGCAGTGGGATCAATGACAAATTCTTGTGGAGTTAAGGGTGCAATACGTACAGTTACGTTATCTTCTTCGTAGACTACAGTGTCTACAGTCAATGTGTCTGGGATTGCAGTCTCTTTGAGTGACTTAGTAGTACCTTCGTCTACACTGATCTTAGCTATGCCTGTACCGTAGATAGCTGCGTTAAGTAAGCACTCAACAATTGCATCTTTAGCCTTAGCACGCTGTAAGTCTTCCTGTAGGTTAGTGCGGACTACCTTAACGTCGGTAGGGTCTTGATCAGCTACGTCATCACGTAAGTCAAACCACTTCTCTTGACCGAATACAGCTTCCTCTAGCTCCGCTACAGTGGACTCAATGGCCTGCTGTGTAGCTGGAGAGATAAGCCGGGAATTCTCTGACTCACGGGTCTTGTCTTGAGCAGACCAGATACCACGCCAGATACGATAGTACTCATCCCATGAGGTACGGTAGTTACTATTGCGGTGGTCTTCCCACTTCTCAACACGATCAATTACCCAAGAGCTAAGTACAGCTTGAGGATCGTTATACGCTAGGTCTTTATTGTCAGCCATGTGTATTATTCTTCCTTAAATTTAATAACCTGATATAACGTCAAAGGGTTCATAGTCATCTAACTCAATACTCTGTGCAAAGTCACTTACAGAGACCTGATCAATATACGCAAGAGAGTCAAGTAAGTCATCGTGTGCGAGCCTACTTGGGAAGTCCAAAGCCTGTGATATAAAATCAAAATTCCAATCAGCTTTGCGAAACAGTATCTTTCCCCTCTCAAGACGGCCTTGTAGTGCCCAAACGATACGATCCTGCTTCTTCCTACCACCATGTCTCGTGTCCGTAATATTAACCCACGTACTCTTAGCACGCATCAAATCTTCTAGATATGGCATAATGGCATTCTTCAATGCGCCTGCTTCAATCCCTACTGTAGTTGCCTGAACGTCTATAGCAGCATCAAGTATCTTCTGTGCTGTTTCTTTAATACCCCAACGACCATGTAGGATATCTTTAACAAACCACTTATCACCTACGATCTTTACGACTGAAATAGCCGTTTCATCCAACTTGGAAGTCTTGAGACCACGGTCTTTCTCAGCGTTCTCAAACCCTGCTGGATCGACTGATATAACGTAGCTACCTTGCTCTTTACTTTTGTCTTCAAAGACTTCATCATCTTCAACATATTTAATCCATTCTTCTTTAAACACACCACCTGAGAAAGATTCAAATGTTGCTTCAAACTCTTGTCTGAATGCCTGTGTGGACATATTGGCTTTAGCTGCCTCTATCTCCTTTGGGTCCATGAACTCATTGTCTGTAGAGTTAAACTGAAATGAATCCCAATCATCTGCATTCTCTGGCTTCTGTGCGTCCATCCAGAGCTTATAGAAGTGGTTCTTCCCACTTGGGGTACCTATGAATAAAGCACCACCCTTAACGTCTGCTAGAGTGGGACGTATGATCATCTCCCATACTTCGGGCTTCATTGATGCATATTCATCCATCACAACATAGGCTAGTCCAACTCCCCGGAGTGTGTCCGGTCTGTCTGATCCTTTGAGATATATCTTGCGATCATTAACGAGTGTAAGCGTCGCAGTATTCTCGTGTGCTGCTGTGATGACATCTCCTCCAATTTCCTTGAGGATACTCCATAGGATATCTTTAGCTTGTTGAAACGTTGGAGCAATGTAGAATACATCTTTAGAGTCCGACTGTAAAGCCTTGATCAATAGTATCCAAGCAGCTAAGTAGGACTTACCGAACCTTCGACCACATGAGGCCACTTTAAATCTCTTCTCTGATCTAAAGATTTCCATCTGTGCATCATGTAGAGCTATCTTAAGATCAGCCATCTGAAGACTCCGTATAGTCTGCTTCAATGGTTTTGTATTCTGATTCTTCTCGCTTATTTATTGCCTTAACTGATTCAACTATAATGTTGATACCAAGGTCCTGATGGTCGTGTGTGATCTCTATGGCTTTAGTTGTGGGGATGATACGATCAATACACATCTTTAGTGCATGTCTATCTCCCTCTAAAGCGAGATCAATTACCTTCTGTACTATCTCAGGGCCTTTGTCGGATAACAGTGTCCTTGATAGTTCTGTGTATTTATTGACTGAACCCTTAGGTCTACCTGCTGGATTTAAACTAGGCATACCCTTCTTGAAGTTAGGGTTGCCACGTGTCTTATTGACTGGTTTATCATTATCCATACCAATATTATACCTTTATCTTTACCCATATACAACCTTTCATTTAACATAATGAATAATCATAATGGAAGAATTATACTACCTAAGTGTACTTAAGTATACTTAAGATACTAGAGGTTTTAGTTTGTTCATTGTGTTGTTATCAATGTACCACTCTTGTACTCTAGATACTTAAGTATGTAACCAACGACTTAATATAACATATTATAACACATTTAACTACAAAAGTCAATAGAGTTATCCACAGAAGTGTAAATAAACTTATGTGTTGCTCTTATGTCACACTTAGGGATACTTATGTATACCCCGCTCAATTTTAAAGTCAAGCTTTAGTTCACTCTAGCTACTTAAGTATTCAACCGTGCCCTTATCGTGTGGTATTCGTGGGTGTCTTTTGTGGTCTTTAGTGGTGCTTAAGTC